GGATCATAATCTATTGGATTATAACTAGGTGTTCCTGCATCACAGAATACTTGTACACCATCTCTATCTTCTTCTTTGAGTGTTTGATTCTCACTACTATCTCTATGAGACTCAACACATCCAGGTATATTAATAATAGGAACACCCACCTGTGAAGTCACGGGTGGGTAAATTGGAATTGCCTGTGGAGGATTAGTCATCCAATCAGGCATTACATTAATATTTAAATCACGAATATCACCAATACGAATATCATTATTCGGTATATTAATGTTAGGTATGTCCATCAGCAATCATTAAATACACTACCGACTGTAGAACCAAGTGATGATCCTGCTTTCTGTCCCAGGAGCAATGCCCAACCACCTGCTAACCATCCAACGTATGGGATACCCATTACAGCAGGAACAGCAACACCAGCAGCTATAGCACTACCTGCCATCGCACCTTGAGATCGTGCTCCAGCGTCCGCCGCGATACACTCTGCGCTTACACCCCCGGTCTTTCCCACTTCACCTACATCACCTCCTCCCATGTTACGGGTGCCTTCCATAGTGAATTGATCACTACGATACTCACGACGGTTCTCATATTTCTTGCCACCAAAGAAACCACTTTGATTTTTTTGAAGTTCTAGGGATTTCTCAGACTGTAGAATTTTAGGATCGTTTGCACGATACTCAATTTCATATCCATCCTTACCTGCTTTGATAGTATAGGATGAATAATCTCCACGGGGGATATTAATTGTAGGAACCTGAGGGAGTTTTGGTTCTTCTGGTCTGTGGATTACATAACCCAACAAACCAATATGTGCCAAGGCAAAGAGCCCACCTAGTGTCAGCGCAATCGTTTTGACTGGTGACTTACTCGGTACATGCTCGGTAACTTGCTCGGTAGCATATTTTTGTGCTAACTCTTCTGGATTTGTCATGGGAATCCAATGGCAGGACCAGTTGCAGCTGGCAGGGAAGGAATAGCACCACCAGTAGCACTAGGAAGTTCTGGCATTGCTGCATCCATCATTCCAGGAAGAGCACCAGTAATTGCTTCGGCTGCTGCTGCAGCGACTTGTCCCTTTACGTTCTCAATAATAGAATCTTTATTAAGATATACTGCAGCACCACCACCAACAATACCAGCAGTTCCTACGAATGATAGCAGTGCTAAAACGTTAATTACTTTTTGCATTTTGTTCTCCGTTACATTTTGTATGAATCGTCAGTAGAAATTTTGATTGGTCCCTGCTCAAGACGAATAGTCTGTGAAGGTGCAGTCTGTGCTGCTTTCTCAATCAATCTTTCCATCTGTTCTTTAGTAATACCACCAGTAGATCCTCCACCTTCTCCTGCTTTCTTCGCTGCCTGAACACCAAAAGTAGCTAAAACTCCGGTGAAGACACTGGCGATAAAAGTCGGATCCAGCTTTTGTTCTGGTATACCAAGTGCTGGTGGAAGTTTGATGTACGCCAACGTGAGTATTCCGCCGCTCCAAACAAGGATGCCGAGCCTAACAAAAGTAGACAGAATAGCAAGTTGTTCTTCTTTATCATCTGCTGCCTCTTTAATTTTACCTAGAAGACCTTTCTTTTTAGGTTCTTCCTTCTTTACTTCTTCTGGCATTAATGATCGGCAAGGCTCTTTTATTTATCTAAAAGGTATTGTTTTTCATTTTGGTATATATGACGCTGACCTGTCTTAAGTTCCCATGCATATATTAAGTCAGGAATTAACCACTGGTCCACCCTAACACATTGCTCCCAATTGACAGGATGAGCACAACTCACCACTACAACAGCAAAGAATGCCTTAACGTGGATCCAGATAGTAAACATTACTCTTTGATATATCCAAAGTCTACAAGATACTTACGTGTCAAAGGTGTTGGGTCATACACTTCCCACATAGCACCACCAGCACACGCTGCAAGAGCATTCATTGTCATGTTCTCTGTTCTACCTGCCCACTGTGCTTCTGCTTCCCAAGGTACAGCATTTTCTGGGTATGTACGTTCTGCTAATACACGCCAAATCATTGGAACTTCATCCTCTGGTTTGATGATAGCAATCAAACTATTATCAATCGTGCCTGCCATACAATCTTGTGCAGCGTGCCATCCTTCGTGACGCATAACCATCATCAGGATTCCGGGATCACCCATGTGATCCTTATTGAGGAAGAAGTTATTGGAGACAGTATGGTATACACCACGATGTCCTTTAGGAAAATACTTCTCATCAGCAAGGAATACATTCACACCAACCTGATTGAGTGAATGTAAGATGTTATGAAACTCACCAGTCACACCAGTAAAGTCTTCCATATCATTATAATTGGATGAGATGTCAAGCATAGAAGTTACCTTGACTACATCATCAGTGCATTCACGAAGGAGCATACATCCCATGGCATCCATAGTATTATATCCCCGAGTGATCTTATGATCATCAGCAAGAATATTTACTGTTGTCTCCTCTGGGTGATGATGTGGAGTAGTAAGTGGATGTGCTGCAGCAGGGGTTGCTGCTAAAAGTAATGCTAGGAATAGTCTTTTCATAATTAGTTTTGAAAGTTTTTAATAAAGTATTCAGCGTCGATTACTACCAAAGGTTTCTTACCATTTTTTTTGATAACAACAATTGGTTCGTAATCTCCACAATTTGCAGCAGATTGCTCGTAGGCATCCCAGATATTGAGTTTCTCTACATTTTTACATTCTATACTATGAGGGAACTTTTGTCTAGCTGCTCTTGCCATAATGAGATCTTCGCCGCCTGCACCCATTGATCTAGATTCAATGTCCTCAGGATGTACGCTAAGATGTTCAATCAATTTATCTCTAACCCACTGTTGTAACTTTCTACCCTTTGCCTTAGCAGATTGTGGTTTCATAAAAAATACCCCCATCACTGGAGGTATTTAGATTACATTAAGATGTCGTCCCACGGGTCTGGTATTTCCATTTGATCGCTTGGAGAATAAAAGCTTCTGCCAGACTGCTCGGTCCTAGTTTCAGGAGTTGCCAGTGTTTCTCCGACAACTCTGGGTCTGCTAATGCTAACAGTTTCCACGGTGGTGGTGTTTTCACAGTTGAAAATTAGCGAAAGTATCTTTCTTAACATCCTGCTTAATTCCTCCAACAATGTAACTTTCATTCTCAGTTTCTTGAGGTGCAACTTGAAGACCTTTAGAAGAGATCCAATGCTCAGTCCATGGTAATGGATTATTCTTAGCAGCAACATCATAAATTGGTTTCAGACCAATCGCTTTCATGCGACGGTTGGCAACCCACTCAACATACTGAGTAAGAAGTTTAGCATTGAGACCGATCATAGAACCTTCTTTGAACAGATAATCTGCCCAGACACGTTCCTCAGTTACCGCTGCCTCAAATGCCTGATAGACCCACTGCTCTTCTTCTTTAGCAATTCTAACCATGTCTGGGTCGTCTCCCTGACTCCACTTATTGATAATGTTTTGTGTAAGAACAAGATGTTGGTTTTCGTCTCTTGCGATGAGAGAGATAATTTTAGCGGATCCCTCCATGAGTTTAAGCTCTCCAAAAGCGAATGAACACGCGAACGAAACATAGAACCTGATACCTTCGAGGATGTTGACATTGACTACAGCACGATAAAGTTTACGCTTCAGTTCATATAGATCGTATTCAGCAGCGGGAACTCCCTCAAGGTTATGCTCCCACTGATTGCTACTACCATATTCTTGAGCATGGTTGATGAAATCATCATACGCACCTGTAACTGTTTCGGCGCGTGATAATATCATAGCGTCATCCAGGATCGTGTCAAGCACTTCTGCTGGATCAGCATAGACATTTTTGATGATGTGAGTATATGAACGACTGTGGATCATCTCCATGAAACCCCAGACTTCCATACATGCTTCCAGTTCAGGCAGAGAGCAGTAAGGAATGAATGCCATACCAGGAGCACGACCTTGAACTGAGTCAAGCATAATCTGATACTTCAGATTAGAAGTAAAGATATGCTTTTGTTCTGGACGCAATGATTGATAATCACCACGATCTTTTTGTAGAGAAACCTCTTCAGGTCTCCAGAAATATCCAAGTTGTGTTTGAGTAAGTTTATCAAACACTGGATACTTATAAGTATCATAACGCTGAATACCAAGAGGGGCACCGAAGAACATCGGTTGCTTCTTAGTATCAACTTTATCTTTATTGAATACGGTCATACCACGAACTGTGGTATTAGTGTCGCTAGATCCTACTCTAAAGTTTACAGGACTCACAGTCTTCCTCCTCGGTGTTTTCTATACTTGAAATTAAACTTTCTAAACTCTGCTTCACATCTTCCTGATATTCATCAGTCTTGATGTCGTATGTATTCTGATAATAAGAAGTCTTCCAACCATACTTGTAAGTAGTAAGGAAGTCTTGTGCCATTACTGAAACTGGAACCTCATTGTTATCAAACTTTTCTGGATTATAAGACCAGTTACCACTGATTCCTTGATCAAAGAACTTTTGCATAACAGCAACAATCTTAATGTATCCAGCATTAGATGCCATATCCCATAAGAGTGTGTAGTTATTTTTCAGTGTAGTGTACTGTGGAACAATTTGCTTAAGAACCCCCTTCTTTGATTTTTTAATGGACAGATAAGCTCTTGGTGGTTCAATTCCATTTGTTGCGTTTGACACAACGGAACTGCTCTCTGATGGCATCTGTGCGGACAGTGTGCTGTGTCGCAATCCGAACTCATTGATAGATGCGCGAAGACTCTCCCAATCATAATTATAGTGTGGTGATACGATACTGTCTACATCGGTCTTATATGTATCAATTGGAAGAATTCCATCAGAATATTTGGTCCTATGGAATGCTTCACATACTCCTTTTTCTTTAGCAACTTCATTAGAAGATTTTAAGAGGAAGTATTGGAATGCTTCAGTCAATTCATGAACTAAATCCCATGACGCCTGATCATCGTAGTGCTCGCCGTTACGAGCGAGGTAATGTGCTAAACCAATAAATCCTACCCCTAATGATCTTCTCGCCTTTGTAGAGCGTTCTGCAGCGACTACAGGGTATTTCTGATAGTCGATTAGTTCCTCTAGACTACGAACAGAAAGATCACATAGTTCTTCCATCTCAGAAAGTTTGTAGATCTTGCCCACATTGATAGCAGAAAGAATACAAAGAGCAATCTCACCATCAGGATCATCGATATGAGTAAGTGGTTTAGTTGGAAGAGTGATCTCCTGACAGAGATTACTCATGTAAACAGGATCTTTGAATGAAGAGTGAGTGTTGCAGTGATCGATATTCATAAGATACAACCGACCAGTCTCTGCTCTCTCCTTCAGGATGTTTAGAATTAGTTCCTGTGCCCCGACAGTCTTTCTTGGAACAGCATCATTGAGTTCATGCATCCGATATAAAGTGTCAAAGTCATCACTACCAAAAGCATCATAGAGACCTGGTACGTCATGCGGTGAGAATAAGCTAATCTCTCCATTCGCAATGAAACGTTCATAGAAAAGTTTTGAAATTTGGATGGAGTAGTCAAGTTTCCTCACTCGATTGTCTTCTGTTCCTTTATTGTTCTTAAGAACAATAATATCTTCTATCTCTTGGTGCCAGATTGGGAAGTGTACAGTCGCGCTTCCACCTCGGATGCCATTTTGAGTGCAACATCTGACAGTTGCTTCAAACTTTTTAAGGAAAGGGACAACACCTGTATGTTGAACTTCTCCCCCTCGGATCTTAGCGTTGATGCCACGGATTCTGCCTGCGTTGATACCGATTCCTGCACGTTGAGCAACATACTGGCCAATCGCCATGTCACTAGAAAAGATGCTATTGAGGGTGTCATCGCTATCAATAAGAACACAGCTAGCAAACTGTCTAAGTGGAGTTCGCACCCCTGCCAAGATAGGTGTGGGGACGTTGATTTTGTGCTTGCTGATTGCGTTGTAGTATCTTCTGACATAATCGAGACGAGTCTCCTTAGGATATTCTGCGAAAATTGTAGCGGCAACTAACAAATATGCATACTGAGGAGTTTCATACATTGCATGTGAACTCCTATCTTGGACGAGATACTTGTCAACTACCTGACGAAGACCAGCATAGGTAAACAAATAGTCACGACCATGATCCAGATATGAATGAATTTTTTCCCACTCATCATCAGAATATTTAGTCACCAATTCAGCATCATAGATACCACGATCAATGCCTTCATTCAAATGTTCTTTGAGATCAGGAAATCCATGCTTCCAATCATCACCAAATACTTGCTTATAAAGACCAAACAATAATAGACGTGCTGCTACAAATTGATAGTTTGGATTATCCAAAGAGATAAGATCACTAGCAGAACGAACAAGGATCTCTTGAATTTTATCAGTAGGGATGCCATCATAAAATTGAATTCCTGAGTTCATTTCTACTTGACTTGCAGAAACTCCGCCAAGATTATGACAAGCACATTCAACCATCGAATGAATTTTTTCCAGGTTCAGTGGTTCAATTTCACCACTGCGCTTAACAACTTTGATTCCGTTACTCATACTTTCTTCCAGGCGTTTAATTTGATGATTGCTTCTAATCCCTGATAGGTATTACATTCTACCAGATTTTGTACATTGTGTCCAGACATTTTCATGTCATTGATATCTTTCTGTATCAAAGTTCCGGGCCATATAACGATACTATTCCCTGATGAGATAAGTTTCTCGTATTTGGCAACGATCTCTTTGTTCCGTGGTTCATTGTCCAGAACATAAACGAGATTGTTGAACTGAGTGTCATCCAACGTAACGTCAGATCCACACATGGCGATGGCATTTGATAAGAATAAGGAATCAAATGGTCCTTCTGTGACATATATTTTTTTTGAGTTGTTTATGCGATCAAGTCCAAATAATTTAGGATATGATTTATCTAGAATTGTAGTGATGTATCGCAGTTTAGTATTTTTATCCAGAGACCTTCCCTGATACCCAAACACGTTGCCATCATTTGATATCAAGGGGATAACAATTCTAGATTCTTTTTGATTATTATTCAGTTTTGCCCAAGCATTGAAGTCCTCTGCGTAGTAAAAAATTGAGAATAAATTCTCTGGAATTTGGCGCTGACTTAAGTATACTTTTGCGGGATGTTCTTTATTTAGAGTTTCGACTTTTTTAAGATCTGAGAATATATCTTTCTTAAATACTGGTGCTGGAATTTTAAAATCTGGCACCGCAGTATTAGATCCCTTGCCAGTGAGACCTTCTTTATATCGCTCCATGATGTACTCATCGTGAAGCAACATATCATTATCTTTTAAGAAATTTGTAAACGTTCTGCCGATGCCACAGTTATGACATTTAAAAAAGTAATCATTACGTTTGCGATAAAAATAACCCCTAGTTTTATTGCGGTGCTTCTGTGAGTCACCGCAGTAGGGGCATCTGAATGTATACAGATCTGATTTCTTTTTTGCAAACTTTACAAGTTGAGGCGAGATAAGATTAATATACTTCGCATCAATAAAATTCATACTATAGTGGCGAGTTGCTTCACCTCACTATAGCAGGTTGCCAGTTCCCTGTCAACGATGGTTGAGGCAACTGGTTCATTGTAGGCATACCACCAAAAAAGTCTGATACCTTAAGTAGGATGACTGCTGCTGTAGCAACGCCAACACTTACCCAACGGAAACGAGAGAGTTGTTCTACTCTATCTTCTACCTTATCAATCTTATCTTCTACTTTTTCAATCAGTTTAATTAATGCTACACCATTCTTATCTACTTCGTCTAATCTATTTTCATGACGTTCTAGAATGATTGCCACTCTATTACTATTCTCAGATATGGATGTAACTGCTCTTTCTAACTTATCCAACATTTCTTTAGAAAGGTCTTCATAGATATCAAGTTTTGATTTTAGGACTGCTAAGTCCCTCCCAGATCCAAAGGGTGCCATATTACATAGATGTTGGGTTGAACTGCATAATCTTAAGGAAGTCTTCCACACTCTTATTCATGAGGAAACGATACTGATCCTGAACGCCAGCGTCGAGTGCTTCAAATGTAGCAACCATTCTCTTAGCAACATCAGTGTTAACTCTAAGTGAACGACCATCTCTGAACTGAACGAAACCTTCTACTTCTTGATTGCCATAGGTAGATTCCTGTGCCAGTTTCATGAGAGTTCCAAGAACTTCCAATCCAGGAGCCTGAGTTCCTGCTGATTCTGATACTTGCTTCT